ATTTTGATTTATGTCGTACTAGCTACGATGACCGACGGAACTGGTGGCCGGGCAAAAGCCGTGATCACCGCAAGCATGGGGCGGACGCATTTCCTTGGGAAGGTGCAAGCGATAGCGAGTGCCATCTCATTGACGAACGCATTACTAAACTGGCATCACTGTTCATGTCCGCACTCAAGAGGGCTAATGTTAGAGCATTCCCCGTAGAAAGTGGAGACATTGCCCGTAGCAAATTGGTATCAGGTTTCCTAAAGTGGATGATACGATCCGGATACATTCCCCGCTTTTACAGGGAGATGGAGCTAGGAGCTAACTACCTGCTGGAGCGTGGACTACTAGTTACTTACGTTGGATGGCACATGGAGGATCGCTCCTTTGAGCAAGAGATTGACCTCCAGCAAATCGCACAAATGTCTCCAGAAATATTTCAAGCTGTAGAGCAAGGCGACAATGATGAAGAATTAATTCTTCTCCTGCAACAAGTTTTTGACGGCGTCACGGAAAAGCGAGCAAAGACAGCACTCAAGGATCTAAGGAAAAAAGGAATCGCGAAACTGCCCGTCGTGCGTCGTCAAATTAATTGCCCGGAGGTTAAGACCCTAGCACCTGATGGTGACTTCATCTTCCCTCCATATGTAACCGATCCGCAGCGCGCTCCGTATTGCTTTTGGAAAACATATTATACTCCACAAGAATTAGAACTAAAGGTAACAACCGATGGTTGGGATCAGGACTTCGTGGATATCATGATCGAAAGATACCGAGGTGTAAATATTAGCAGCATTGAAAGATACCAAGAAGGCCGTCGCAGCATGAGCCTAACGGATAATGCTTATGAAGCTGACGAACTTATTGAAATTGTTTACGGATACCAGAGACTTATTAACGAAGAGGACGGCTCCGAAGGAATTTATTGCACAGTATTTCATAAGGACTTTGATGGAGATGATAGCACTGGGACTCCGGGATATGCAAAGTTCGAGCTACTTAATGGATACGAAGACTATCCTGTAGTAGTGACACGCTTGTCCGAGGACACTAAGCGTCTCTATGATGTATCCACCGTTCCCAGTATTCTTCGCGGTATCCAGAACCAGGTAAAGGTAGAGCGTGATTCACGCATTGACCGCAATAGTCTAGCGACATTGCCTCCAATCCTGCACCCAGTAGGTCAAGCACCTAATGACTGGGGTCCAGGCCGAATGATTCCATACCGCCGTAAGGGCGATCTGGACTTTGCGCCTACTCCTTCGTACAATCAAGGTTCCCTTGAGATGGAGCAGACACTAATCAATCAAGCCGACAGGATGGTTGGACTTGATACAAGTGATCCAATGTCTCAATCCAGACAGCAGTTCATGGTTGATAAGTACCTTAGTCACGTAGCTGAGGTTATTCGCATGGCATATAAGTGCTTCCAGAGATTTGGACCCGATGAAGTTTTCTTCCAGGTAACAGGCATCCCTGACCCTCAAACAATGAGCAAGGGGAATCCTAACGAAAACTTTGACATAATGATTAACTTTGATGTTCTTGACAGTGACCCAGAAACAGTAGAAAAGAAACTACAAGGTTTTGTTGCATTGAACCAACTCAATGTTAATAATCGAATGAATATTGATGGACTACTTGATATCGCAGCCGCTAGCATTGACCCAGTCATGGCTGACGCTGTTCTGCAACCAGCAGAAGATGCTCAACAAGAAATGGTTAAACATGTTACTGATGATCTTACAAAGATTTTTGCAGGCATTGAAATGCCAGCTCGTCCGCAAGGCGCGCAGATCGCTATGCAAGTTCTTCAGCAATACGCCCAGCAGCCGGACATTCAACAGCGTCTACAGCAGGATGAAGCATTCCGGGGACGCATGGAAAAATACCAGGGTCAATACACATTCCAGATGCAGCAAGCGCAGAACGCCCAGATTGGTCGAGTCGGCACAGCCCCTGCACAGATGGGTGAAGTTAGCACTCAAAATATGTAGTATTATTTTATTAACTAATACTTACACTATGGCTGACAATCAAAGCACCCAACAACTCGCTGCAAAACGAGTCCAAGAACAACGCTCACAGAATTACTTTGACATGCTCGTCCTCAATGAGGGCAACAAGCCTAAGGTGTATAAGGACACCAAGGGCAAGCGTACGATAGGTATTGGCTTCAATCTTGAGGAACCCGCTAATAGAAAGTTCCTAAAAGAAAAGGGCATTAATATAAATGAATTGTTTGATGGTCGGGAACTTACTGATAAAGAAACAAAGACTCTGTACAACCATAGTCTAACGCAGGCATTTAAGGATGCTCAGAAGTATGATCCTAACTTTGCCAAGAGACCCGAAGCAGTTAAAATGACTCTCGTTGATATGTCCTTCAACCTAGGTTTGACTAAACTTAACAAATTTGAAAAGATGAAGGCTGGACTCATGAACAATGACTACAATGTAGCTGCTGATGAAATGATTGATAGTAAGTGGTACAAGCAAGTAAAGGACAGAGGTCCTAGAATGGTTAATGTAATGCGTTCCGCAGCTAAATAATATGAATATACAAGACGACATAAAGACACTTCATAACTATGAGGCTTTTGCTAGGTTCATGAAAATGGTATATGACCTCAGAGAAGAGGCCATCGAAGAACTGCACGAAGCCACTAGCGAAACTATTCAGCAGGTATCAGGACGCATTATTACTTATGACCAGCTATTGCAGTTATCCAGCTGGCAAGAATTAAGTAATCGTCACCGTGAAAATTTCTAGGCTGAACAATAACTGTTCACCTATGTTATATTAACAAATCGCAATCTCTCGGCGTAAATGAGTGGAAATTATGACAGATGAAATCACGACTGCTGACTCTGGGGCAGATCAAATACCAGTGGACAATACTAATATATCCGTAACGGATTTTGCAAATCGCCGATTGGGGCAGCTAAATTCTCAGACAAATACTGAGAAAGAAGCAGATCCAGTTGCCGAAGAGGAAACGGAAGAGACACCCGAAGAGGTCATTGAGGAAACTCAAGAAGCCGAAGAAGGTGAACCAGAAGTTGAATCAGCATCCGAGGATGTTCTTTCACAGATTGATTTGGACAACGTGTCCGAAGAGGAATTACGGGAACTAGCTGATAAGTTAGGCAGTAAAGCTGTGGCTCGTTTTGGGGAACTTACCGCAAGACGAAAAACGGCAGAAGAAAAACTGGCTAAACTAGAGGCTTCGCTTCAACGGCAAGACCCCCTTGAGTCAACAAAGAAAATAGAAAACAACCCATTCAGCAATTTAGATTCCATCGAGGACTTACAAAGTAAGGCCGAAGAGATAGAGCAAATAGTTGATTGGGCTGAGGATCTTCTTTTTGAAGGTGCTGACTATGCAGCTGACGATGTCATTACTGAGATCGAAGGCAAAGAAATGACTAAGGCGGAAGTCCGTAAATCCCTACTACAGGCACGTAAGGCTAAGAAGACCTTTATCCCGGATCAACTTTCTAAAATACAAGCCAAAGAACAGGCTGGTAATATGGAAGTTGCTTTCAAGGAAAGGGCAAAAGAAGAGCTATCATGGCTCGACGGCGAAGACAATGATATACGCAAACAATATGAAGCTACAGTGAACGATTCTCGTTTTCAAAAAATGAAAGAGATCGTATCAAAAGAAGCTCCAGATGTTGCGGGTCAATTGGATTACTGGTTCGCTCACGCAGCCAATAGTATCTATGGTCGTAAACCGCTAGCCGAAGGTAAGCCAAGCATGAAACTTACACCACCCAAGGGTGCTACAACAAGTAATGCAAATGCTGCTAAGTCCCCATCAAGAACTGCAAAGGCACTCAAGGAATTGCAAAGTCAATTCAAACAATCGGGTAACCCTCGTGATTTTGCCGCACTTAGAAAACTACAAATGGCCTCGCGCCTTTAACTCATTAACAATAATAATTAAATAAAATGTCATTCTCAAATACATTCGATACTACAAATACAGGTTCGGGTGTCTCCAATCGCGAAGACTTGACTGATGTCTTGACTATCCTCGCTCCCGAAGAGACTCCTATCCTTTCGTCTGCTAACAAACAACGCGCATCCGCAACTAATGTTGAGTGGACTGTTGACAGCCTTGCTGCTCCACAGACTGCTGGCATTTCTGAAGGTGCTGATGTTACAGCATTCACTGATCAATTCGCTGGCCGCGCTCGCCTCGGCAATCGTGTTCAAAAGTTCCGCCGTGACTACATGGTATCCGACATGCAAGAAGCTGTCGATTCCGTAGGTCCTGCTAAGATTGCCCAGGCTGAAGCCAAAGCTATCCGTGAACTCAAGCGCGACATCGAAGCTACTATTGCTGGTACTCAGGACTCAGCTACCGAAAACGGTGCTGGTGTTGCTAATGCCCTCCGTGGTCTTGGTGACTGGCTTGACTCCGCTGGACCTGCTGATGTTCCTGCTGCATTCCGCACACCTGCGGATAGCATCTACACAGCTGCTGAAGCAAATGCTTCTCCATTCAGCGAAAGCGATCTCAACAGCATCATTAGCTCTATCTTCCGCGTAACTGGTTCTGCAAGCAATCTTATGCTTGTTGCTGACACTGGTCTACGTCAAGTTATTGCTGACTTCGCTCGTGTATCTGCTGGTGCAACTGAAAACATCCGCTCGGTGAACTACGACGGCAACAGCGGTAGCATCAAGCTATCTGTTGACCTCTATGAGTCCGATCACGGTGTTGTTTCTATTGTTAACCAAAACCCTGACTGCGCGCCTAACTTCGGTGGCAACACAGCTACTGGTTCCGGTTATATCGTAAACCCAGAATACTACGGTATTCACGAGCTTATCCC